AGGCAGTTCGGCAACGGCAAACTATCTAAGGCGCAGGCTTCACTTATGTTGAAAAATGGCTTTGGTTTTACTGACGCGGACGTGAATACATTTTTAGGAATTGACGACGATCCTTTGACTGAGGACGAAATTCAAAAGTTCAGCATGGACGAGGACGCTCGTTTGATTCAGGAATTTAGCGAATGCGGTGCGAGCGACTTCGAGGAAGTAAAATATCAGCGCGGAATGTTTGCGGACGAACTTAATCAAGCACAGGCGAACGTTTTGGACTTGATTCAAAAAGATAAAAATATAACCGTTCCTGTAATTGCTAGATCGTTGAAGCTAGATCAGGAACTCGTGCAGAATATTATTGACGATTTTATCGAAGGCGGAATCCTTAAAACTACTGCAAGCGCAATAAATGAAACGCCTGTTTTCGAGGTGCTTAAACCATTGAGCGAACTAGCAGGCAAGGAGTCAAAAGTAACTGAGTTATTTATCCGCTATACTTACGAATGGCTTCCAGGATTTAGCGACAAAGATTCAGCTACTAGCAGACCGTTCTGTAAGGAGTTAATGAGAATGAGCGGAGCTAAAACATGGTCACGTTCAGACATCGAATCAATTTCGGCGCGTGTTGGTTATTCAGTTTGGGAGCGTCGTGGCGGTTGGTACACAAATCCACGTACTGACGTGCCTCGTGAGTATTGTCGTCATCGTTGGGTATCTAAACTATACAAAAGAAAATGAGTAAAAACATTATTTTTATAACTGAGCAGACCTTCAAAGAAAGGACTGGAGCTTCGAATCAGATCGACGCAAAGCAATTATTTCCAATGATTAAAGTCGCTGGAGATATTCACATTCAGCCTGCACTAGGATCACAACTTTACAAGCGTTTACAGCTAGGCGTTGAAGGGGATAATTTAACACCTGACGAGGAAACGTTAATCAATGATTATTTGACGGACGCGCTTGTGTGGTACACTATGGCAATGCTCCCAATGACTATGGGTTTTCAGTTATTCAGTAAGGGATTTTTGCAAAAGACAAGCGAGGAAAGCAACACACCCTCACGCGCTGATTTGGAGTTGCTCGAATCGAAGTATTTAGCAATGGCTGAATTTTATAAGACGCGAATGATTAAATACCTACAGGAGAATTACGAACTATACGATGAATACTTAAATCCTGCCAGTGGTGTTGATGTTATTTTTCCTACTAAACAGGGTTACACTTGTCCGATATTTATAGGTGATTACAAAGACAGATCATACTCTTTAAACAGTGCTAATAGCACAAAAGTAAATGCGGTTTACTATACTGCTACAGCAGGACAGACAACCTTTATTGTTGCTGAATTGGATGGAAAGACAGTACTTGTGGCTATGAGGTCGGGCCTTGGAAAGATAGTAACTACAAGTCCAACTGCTGACACTCAATATTTGCAGATTGTGAATGGCACTGTAACTTTGCCAACAGGTGATGTAACAATGGCAGGGGAAGTATTTTCATTCGTTTATAGATAATATGAAAGGATATAAAAAGGAATACATCGACAAAGTAAAAGCGAAATTCAATGACCTACAATCAAGTAGTAACGGAAATCAACGACCTGCTGACAAGTCACGCAATGATAAAGACAGTAAGGTTCGCCAGTCCAGTGGAGTGGTTAAATTGGGATGATCAGCCGACCTTTCCTTTGGCTTGTTATACCATTAATTCAGGCGGTTTAAATGCAGGTAGGGAGCAGGTTTATTCCATAAATTTTTGGTTTTTGGATAAGTCAGGAAAAGAGGGAGAATTTGAAACCGATGTGACAAGTGATCAGCATTCTATTTGTGCCGATATAATCAGCAAAATGAGGAGTAATTCACAGGAGTACTTAATAGATACAAATATAAATTGGACTGCGATAAGTGAAAAGTTCGAGGATTTTTTGAGCGGGGTTACGTGTACTTTTAACTTATCAGCAGTCAGTAAGTTTGACGCTTGTAATATGCCAACGATATGAGAATAGTAAAATTTTGGACAGTTTTTGTCCTGACATTTTTTGTCAAATTTGGATTTAGTCAGGTTTATCAGTCTATGCCACAGTATGGGTATGGGCCTGTAAAGAGAATGGATATTGATTCATCTTTAACCATCCCGACTACTTGCGGTGTGCCATCGCTTAGAACTAATCTGACAAGGAAGTCGGCTATTGCCTTTGATACGTGTAACAATAGATTCTACTTTTACAATTCTAAGACATTGGTGTGGGATACGATAAAAGGCGGTGGCGGTTCTACAGACACTACTTCCTTATCCAATAGAATAAATCAAAAATTAAATATAGTTGATACTGCAAATCATTGGGTAAATTCAGTTACTAAGTTAAACGATTCAACTATCAGGGTGATAAAAGGAGTCACTACTTCTGACATAGTAATAAATCCACAGGCTACAAGGTTAATCACTGAAGTTTATAATAAATCGGGAGCAACGATTTCAAAGGGTGCTGTTATTTATATTGATGGAAAGCACTCAAATAATTTACCATCTATAGCTTTGGCACAGGCAAACAATGAGGAGAACTCATACAAGACATTCGCTTTGGTAGCTGATGACATCCCAAACATGAGCAGTGGTTACATTATTCAGGCAGGTACTATAACAGGATTGAATTTACCTACAAATCAGTACACGGATGGTGATGTTTTATACTTGTCACCAACTGTGCTAGGAGGATATACTACTACAAAGCCATTAGCTCCTTATCACATTTGCAAACTTGGTTCGGTGGTTAATGCCCATCCTACACAGGGAAGGATTGAAATTAAAATAGAAAACGGATGGCAGTTAGATGAATTAAGCGATGTAACAATTCCTTTATATCCTGCTGATTCCGTTTTATTACAATTCAGTAGAGTGGATTCTTTATGGCATGATGTAAGTCCGTTGACTGCCATAGGAAATAGATATATCAAGCCAACTGATACAGTAAGTCTGTCTAATAGAATTAACCTTAAATTAAATGCTACTGACACTGCTTCTTTGAGTAATAGAATAAACACAAAATTCGATGCTACATCATATGAATGGTTATGGACTACAGGAATGCAAGCGTTGGGAAGTACAATCAAAGGTGTTAATCTTGGAACTCCTGTTTTTTATTCACAAGGAGCAGCTGCATTTTTAACAAGTGGAGCAGTGAGATTTGTGCCTTATTATTTACCACAATCACAAACAATCACAGGAGTAAAATTCTATCAAGCGAATACTGCTAATTATACAGGCAATAACTACAACGGAGTGGGTTTATATTCTTATTCAGCAGGTACTTTAACACTGGTGGCAAGTTCAACGAATAGTGCTTCATTTTGGATTAATACGATTAACACATGGGTGACTAAGCCTTTTTCATCTACTTATTCAGCGAGTGCAGGTATTTATTATATCGGCATGATGTATTCTTTTTCATCACAAACTACTGCTCCACAAACTATTGGAGGATCAACAGTAAATAATAATTTCGCCACATTTGATTTAACGAATAGCGCAAAGATAGCAGGGGTGTCTGCAACAGGCCAAACTTCACTACCTTCTACTATTTCGATGTCAAATATTAACAACACTACCAACGTACCTTTAATCTATCTATATTAAAATGAACACACGTATAATTGAACCAAAAACAATTTGGACTCCATCAGGAGAAAAGACTGCGATTATATTCGCATTGACTAACTTCACCAACTATCGCTTTGATAATGGGCCTGGGTTGGTTAGTTATAAACTTACAGGCATGGAAAGTCCAGGTACTTCTATTGATGAGAATGGGGAAATAGTTGCAATGCCTGAATCGGCTTTCGATTATTTTATGGGAACGATGGAAATACCTGCAAATGTTATTCAGCAGTGGGGTGAAAGTGATGACATAATTTTTAACTACGTAGCAAATCAATTAGGTTTAACTATAATTAATAACTAAAATGAAACATTTTGACCTTTTGGCGGTTTGGGGATTATCCATTGTGTCCTTCCTTACGAGCAACGAAATGATAGCTTTGTTTGCCATTACTGCTTCATTAACGACTATCATTAAAAATGTGCCTGGAGTATGCAAAGTCATTAAAAACATCTTAAATAAATAAACATGAAACAAGATTACAAAACAACTATTAGCGGTCTTATCGGTGCGGTGGGTGCTTACCTTGCCACATTGGAAAATCCTACTTTAAAAATGATAGGTCAGATCCTGACTGCAGTGGGTATCGGTTTACTGGGTTATCACTCTACAGACAAATAAAAGCCATTAAAGACACTTTATGCGATTTTGGTACATTGTATCAGTTTTACTTTTATCGGGGTGCTATACGCTTAAAAAAGCCAATAAAGACATTAATAAGGCAAAGCTGAACTATCCTGACCTAATCGCTGATAAATGTTCTGAATGGTATGGATGTGATACGGTGACCATAGTCAGGGATTCTATCCAGTTTAAGGAGTGGGTTAATGAGATTCATTCTTTTGATACTATCATTGATACGGTCAGATTAAAAGAAAAATGCCCTGATTTATTGGTAAAGTACCGGCAGATAGTCAAAAGAGTGCCAGCGATTCACGATACGATTAAGATTAAAGATAGAGCCGAGTTAGATGCTTTGAGTATTAAATACGAATCGTTAAAGAAAGAGCATGAATCTAATCTTAAACTCACTACGAAATTATCATGGGTGGCATTGTTTTTATTGATAATTTTACTAATAATAGCAATCCTTAAAAAATAATTCCAATGATACCATCACAAAATGCAATCAATCTCATTAAGAAGTTCGAAGGGTTTAAGCCGAAAAGTTATTTATGTCAGGCCGGTATTCCAAGCATCGGATATGGCTCGACTATGTGGACAGATGGTAGTAGAGTTAAATTAGGGCAGACAGTTACTTTGCAAGACGCTGAAAAACTAATGGCTTTCTTTTTGGCTAATGTGATTCATTTTATCCCTGATAATGTTAATCAGAATCAATTTGATGCATTGAGTTCATTTCTTTATAATATAGGCCCTACTAATTTCAGGAAATCAGAACTATTGAAAATGGTTAGGCAAAATCCTGATAATGAGCTAATTCGTGATGAATTTATGAAGTGGAAACTGCATCGCAAAAATGGAAATTTAGTTCCTTCAAATGGTTTAATAAATAGACGCAAAGCAGAAATCGAATTATATTTCAAAGATGAAGAAAGTAAATAATTCCAATAAATTAACTTTTGGCAAACGCAAAGGCGGTAAGGCGAAAAAAAGTCGTGGTCCTAAGCAAAAGAAAGTTTCTAAATATAGAGGGCAAGGATGATAAAACTATCAGATACAGCAAGGGAGTACAGAAAGAAATATCCTGATATGCCTACCTTAAAATTGGCAAGGATAATGTACAAAGAGAATAACTTATTATTTGCTGATGTTGAAAGGGCGAGAAATTCACTAAGACATATAGAGGGTAAAATGGGCAAAGTGAAATTTAATCAAATAGATAAAAATCATTTAAAGTTTGTTATGAAAAAAGAACGACCTCGCAATCCCTACAACCTACCCGAAAGCCATCAAGAGAAAAGAAAGCCATTTATTTTACCGAAAGGATGCGATAATATCCTATTAATATCCGATTTACATATTCCCTACCATGACATTGATGCTCTTACTTTGGCTTTGCAGTATGGTCAGAAAGAGAAAGTGAATACCATCTTTATTAATGGTGATTTAATAGACAACCATCAAGTAAGTAAGTTCGAGCATGATCCTAAGAAGCGGTCAGTTAAACAGGAGTTCGATGCTACAAAGGCATTTATTGTTTCTTTGCGGTCAGCTTTTCCAGATGCTCATATTTACTGGTTAAAAGGGAATCATTGTGTAAGATGGGAGAAGTTCTTACTTATGAAAGTTAGAGAGATATGGGATGATCCATACTTCACCCTGGAGGAAAGATTAAGATTGAATGAGGAAAGGGTTATTATGATAGATGACAAGACCTTAGTTAAGGCAGGGAAGTTATCAATCACACATGGCCATCATGTATTTAAGGGTGTATTTAGTCCAGTCAATCCAGCAAGGGGTGCTTTTCTAAAAGCAAAACAGTCGGTTATTGTAGGCCATTTACATAGGGCCTCATATCATCCTGAGGTTGACTTAGATGGAAAGGTTATCGGATGTTGGTCCACAGGGTGTCTTTGTGAACTTAAACCTGACTATTCGCCTTTGGTTAGTAATTCCCAACATGGGTTTGCTCATATCTTAGTTGAGAAGAACGGAGATTACACGGTAAAGAATTATCAAATAATCAATGGTAAAATACTATGAGTGATGAAATTATCGGAACGGAATCTGCAGAGGTAGAGGTAGAGTTCACTACCAGGGAGGAGTATATCGGATGCGCTTATAGTTCTATTGTTGCAGTATCAGATATGGACATGGGGTTAATGAATAAGACAGACCAGGCACGGATAAGGAGGATTAGAAGGATGTGCCTTCGTATTTTGGATGAATGTGTAAAGGAGATGCACGATGAATTGTTTGAAACTGATGAGGAAGATAGTTAGCATTGTTTATATTTGCATTGTTTTAAGTGAATAGTTTATGTTCCCTCCTTTGTTTCTACTTAGGGGGTTTTTTATTTTCATGGTTGTGGTCGGCCGATGTTTCTACATTGGCCTCTTTTTTTAGATATTATTTAGTGGTTTTAGTGGTTTTTAGATATTTTCTAAATCTTTCCAAAAGTCAAAAATAAATTTGGTTTGTGCATTGTTCGTGTATATCTTTGTGAAACAAAAGGAAATTATTAACACTTAAAACAAAAACCATGCAAGTAGCACAAACAATTTTACAACAACTTGGAGGAAACAAATTTGTAGCAATGACAGGAAGCAAAAACTTTCTTGCAGTTGAGAATGGAATTAACATGAAATTGACAAGAAATAAATGCAAAGCACAATGGCTAAGAATCACTTTAAATGGGAAAGATTTATATGATATGAAATTTTATAGTGCAGATAAAGAATTAAACAAAACAACTAAAGTTGAATATAATGATGTTTATTGTGACCAATTATGCTTTTTATTTACTAAAGCAACTGGACTTTTTACATCACTTTAAAACATCAGGGGTGCGACTGTAACGCAAAATTTTTTTAACCTTAAAACAAAAACCATGAAAAAAGAAACACTGCAAATCATCGCATTTTTTGTCCTTAGCTTTCTTTGTATGTTAGCCGACAACATCTTCTAATTATTTAATCACTTAAAACAAAAACTATGCTACAGGTAACACTTATCAATTCAGACATTTGGAATGAAGATTTATTCAATTTTTGCAACAATCTTAAAGAGCATAACAAGACTCCCGAACAGTGCAAAGATTTAATCTACAAGTATTTTGATGTATTTAATATCCGATTTCACAAAAGATATGAAGTCCAGGAGATTAACAACTGCCTACTTATCTACAAAGATTTAACTCATTTACTTACTATAAAGTTTGAATTATGACACTACTGATAACAACATTAATCATAATCAATCTGCTAATATTTTATGCCATTAAAAAACAAAGAAAGGATTGAACGTATTATGTTATTCCTAATCACTAAAACCAAAGTTAAATTTTACAACCATGAACAAAAGTACAACCATCGCAGAGCTGTGCAAAGCATTAACCCTATTCCATGTAAAGGTAGAGGACATCGTTAAGGATGCTAAAAATCCTTTTTTCAAATCTACGTACGCATCACTTCAGAACATTCAGGATGCCATTCGTGAGCCACTAATCGAATGCGGTCTTACAGTCAGTCAGCATCCCGAAGGAGAGCATGGACTTACTACTATTCTCATGCATTCATCAGGTGAATGGATTGAAAGCCACTATGTAATGACTCCAGTAAAGAATGATCCACAAGGGATAGGATCATGTATAACGTATCAGAAAAGGTACGCATTGACCAGTGTACTAAACTTATCAATCGGAGATCCTGATGACGATGGCAACCGTGCTACCTATGGTAATGACACTCCTGCACAAGCCGAAAAGAAAACAATAACCACGGCATACTACAGAGATGCTAACGGTAAATTAGTAGAGAAGAAATGGCTAAATAAAGATTCAAAAGAATTTAATCAAGTCGTTGAAAAATTAAAAGCAGGCAACACAGACATTTACAAAGTAAAAGATTATTTTAGGGTATCATACGAAATGGAAACTTTGCTTTTGTCTTATATTCCAAAAGTAGAAAAAGTTAAATCTAAAAAAACAGAAACAAATAATGGCTACACTGACTCTGATTCAATTCACTACAGAGGAGGTGACTAAAACTTAAAACTATGCACTACTACGCACAAATCGAAAAGCACTTCATAAACTATCTATTTAAAAAAGATATGTCTTATACTCGGCTTAAAGATACTGAGAGATTGATTGACACTATAATCTATTCGGAGGAGCAAATAAACATCCTCCGAAAGATTCACCCTGACATCATTCTTTTGAGTTATGGAAGGGCAACAGTACAAACCAGGGCATTACATCGTAAAAAGTTTACTGAAGTATCAAACGACCGTAAACACTTAATTGTAAAATACTTAAATCTTTAAACATGATCACAGTTTACATGAAAGAAAACTACACTGGAGCTTATTCCGCTATTCAGTACGGAGTCAAAGGCGATAAAGTTTATGTTCTTAAACGAGAGGAAACAGGCATGACACTTGTAATGAATGACAACGGTTTAAAGTTCTACGTTCACGACATTATTTTATCACTTAACCCAATTCAAAAAGATGCAACTATCATACCAGTACAGCAAAAATCTAAGAGAAAGATTCGATGATTACCATCGTAAACAACCCGAAGTCTATGAGGCATTCCGTAAATACACTATCCAGGCAATTCAATCAGGGTATAAACATTTCGGAGCTCAAATGATAATTGAAAAGATAAGATGGCAGTCGGCTATTGTTAAAAAAGACCATGACTTTAAAATTAATAATGACTTCGCATCTTTTTATTCCAGGATGTTTATTTTAGAATATCCATCTTACTCCGATTACTTTAGGACACGAACATCAGTCGCTGATGAATTACTTACCGAAAAACAAAACAAATGAGATTTTACAGATACTTTAGAGACAATCCACCCGAAGGAACGGAACGACTTTCATCAAATGAAATTATTAGCAGGGTTTGTAAGTACTTTGGCCATCCTGTTGAGTTTGTAATGGATAAGACAAGGAGGCAGGAATACGTAAAGACGAGATATATTATCGCCTATGTCCTTGCCTATGATTCATACCTTAACATGAGTTTGAGTTCGATAGCTTTTGCGATTGGTAAAAGGGATCACACTACAGTCATTCACGGACTTAAACAGATAAGAAACGAGATTGAAAACTACGACTCCATTCGTGAACTGGTTTACGATGTATTTGTTTTTGTCTATGGATCGGATTCTTATTTCCCTACTGAATTAAAAAAGTTAGTAAGTGCTGAGGTTCGTAATGATTAAAGTGGTATATTTGCTTATCAAGGATCTGTTAAAGAAGGACGAACCTTTAACGGATTCAGTTTGCTAAACACAAACATCCGCCTACCTGTTCGTCCCAGGTGGGCTTTTTTATTTTATGCCAATAAATAAATATTACACATCAGTTGGAGAATCTAAGGATGAATTAGAAGTTTTTCACAACATTGATAATCAATGTACTTTTATTATGAGAAATCAAGAATTAAGTCATTATTGTGTATTAGAATTTACTTCTGATGAATTAACAGATTTAATTAATGAACTTATTAATATTAAAAAACAAATTGAATCAAATGAGCTTCATTAAAATACATCGGGAGCTTATGGAAAGCTATGCCTTTGCTAATCCTAAGCATTTAAAGATATGGTTATGGCTATTAATGAAAGCTAACTATAAAAAAGGTTATGCCTTAATTAGTACTGGTCGTGGTGAAATGACTGTTGAAGTTAAAAGAGGTCAATTAATTTTTGGAAGATTTAAAGCAGAGGAAGAACTTGAAATGGATGGAAATTTCATTTATAGAACTTTGCAAAAATTTCAGGAATTAGGACAGATAAATATCAAATCCGACAGCCATTTTTCAGTCATAACTATTTGTAAATATGATAGTTATCAAAGCCAAGAAAATGAAAGTGAACAGGCATTGAACAGGCAACGAACAGGCAACGAACAACACGTGAACAACACACGAACAACACGTGAACAACACGTGAACACATCTAAAGAAGAATTAGAAATTAAAGAAGAAAAAGAAGTGTTAGAAATAGCTCCAACGCAAAAAATCGTTGTTAAGTCAATTTATCCAATGCATTCAGATTTTAATGGATTGCCTGACCAATACATAGAATCTGTAAAAATGCAGACTTATCAGACAAAAAAAATAATGCTTGAATTATCAACAATTAATGAACTTTGGCATGCTTTCAAACTTCAGAATCTTGATGGTCAAAAAATGTATCAGAATGAAAATGATGTCTACAAACATTTTGTAAATTGGTTTAAAACACAAAAATTTGATAATAATGGAAATGCAACTAAGTCACGTGCTCAAAGACATTCAGACGGTCTCAAACACCTCATTAATCTCGGAAATCAAGAACTTGCCAAAGTCATGGCAATTAATCAGCAAAATAAAACAGAATAGCCAGGCTTTTTCAAAGATTCCTGAGCATGAAAAACAACTGCACATCTATAAACTGCTCGTAAAGATTTCAGTCATTACTGGATGGGGATTGCCTGAACCTGAGTTATTCGATATTTTCATTGAGCAGTTTAAACTGAAAATGGATGAATCATACCGATTCCTGAACATGGATGAAATTGAATACGCTTTCAGAACCTACAAAGAAGAAGATTACGGAAAGAACTTTAACCTGCATATTTTTACATCGGTGATATCCAGGTACTTGGCCGAAAGAAAGCAAGTAGATGAATACCATGATCAACAAAAAGAACAAATTTTGATACATAACCACGTGGAACAAAGCGATAAGGAACTGGAAAACGAGTTACTGGAATATTCCCGAAAAGATTACAACGGTAAAAAGGTCTATCTTTTGCCTCCGTTCTTATTTGACAACCTTGTCAAGTTGAATAAAATTGACTTGTCAGAAACTGCCAAAGTCAAAAAATTCTCTGAGGCACTTAAACTGCATGAGGCACTTTTAAAGATGGATGCCGATACGATGGAGTACGATAAGATACGAGCATACCAGGCATTTGTTAAACTGAAAGAAAATGACTTTGTCGATATTGATAAAACTTTATCTTTGTTAATAGATTCGCTTCACAAAAAACTTTACGTTCGTGAATACTTTGCCAAAACTCAAAAAGAAAGCACAGGACACTTTCAATAAGTGGATCAGGCATCGTGATGCGGATAAGGGATGTATTTCATGCGGTGCTGAAATAGACCATGCAGGACATTACTTTTCATCAGGTCAGCATTCGGCTTTGACTTTTGAGGAGGACAATGTACATGGTCAATGTGTGGGGTGCAATAATTTCAGGCATGGAAATTTAGTTTACTATCGGATGGGCCTTGTATCAAGGTATGGCGATAAGTACGTCAAAGATTTAGAACGTAAAGTTATTCGGAAAACAAAAAAATGGGATAGGGTAGAACTGGAGGACATAATTCAAAAGTACAAGATAAAGTGAATGAGTGCTACGAATATATTGACCAGTTGTATCGTAACAAAGAGCTGAATAAATTGTTACATAAGATTGAACCGATAGATTTACAGGATGACTTAAAGCAGGAACTTGCGATAATTTTATTGAAGTATGATTGTGAGAAATTAAAAAGTATTATTTTTGATGGCAAGTTTATAGGATTTGTGAATAATGTCTTATGGAACTTAGCTACCCAGTCCAACAACGTTTTTATCCGTACCTACCGAAAACATGATATTGACAAAGCAGTCGAATATCTAAACTCATTACAAACAAAAGAACTGAAAGGGGGAATAGTCGCTGATAGGCATTTAGAAAAAAAAATGCAAAAGAGTGCTAAGGATGCTCATGAGGCGATAATCTTCCGTAAATATGTCGAATGCAGGAACATGAAAGAAGTCGCAAAGTATTTCAACATTCCTCATAAACACGTTTTTATAGTAGTGAGTAACGTAAAGAAAGAATTAAAGGAACGGATAAACGAAAGAATATGACACATGGATCTTTATTTAGTGGGATAGGTGGATTTGATTTAGCTTCAGAGTGGATGGGATGGGATAATGTATTTCATTGTGAATGGAATCCGTTTGGTCAGAAAGTTCTAAAATATTATTGGCCTAATGCAAAAACATACCATGACATCACTAAAACAGACTTCACTATTCACAGAGGAGAAATTGACATCCTTACAGGAGGCTTCCCATGTCAACCATATTCACAAGCAGGAAAGCGACTCGGCAAAGAAGATGACCGTCACCTCTGGCCTGAGATGCTTAGAGCAATTCGGGAAATTCAACCGAGTTGGGTTGTGGGCGAAAACGTACGCGGACTTACTAATTGGAATGGAGGGTTGGTGTTCGATGAGGTGCAAGCTGACCTGGAAGCTGAAGGCTACGAAGTCACACCGTTTTTACTTCCAGCTTGTGCCGTTAATGCACCACACAGAAGAGACAGAATTTGGTTTGTTGCCTACTCCGACAGCTTCAGCAATAGGAGAAAATCAGAGCAATCATCAAATTCATGTGAGCAAAGATGGAGTAGCAAAACCGATAAGAGAATCAGGAATAAAGGAGAACAGCAATCTTTATGCAACTTTACAAGTAAGAGGAATGCTTCCAACACCAACAGCGATGGACAGCAACGGAGCAACAGCGAAAATGAAATCAACGCAAGTAAAGGAGGGGTCAATGCACTCAATGACTTTGAGCAGATTAGTGAATCAAATGTTACCGACACCCAAAGCAAGAGATTGGAAGGTGGAGGGGTTCAAAAACGATTTACCGACAATGTTTGTCAAAGGTTCAAAAGAGCAAACTGGATCAACTTCCCAACTGTCTCCCCAATTTGTGATGGAGATGATGGGCTTTCCGACCGATTGGACTCTATTACCTTTTCTAAATGGCGAAACGAGTCAATCAAAGCAGGAGGCAACGCAATAGTGCCACAAGTAGCATTTAAGATATTTAAAGCTATTCAAGATTATGAACGGATATAAAGAAACCAAAGACAAACTAATTTACGATATAGATTTCGACTACATCAGTGGCATGGCTGAAAGGATGCAGATGAATCGTGACAAATATCCTGTCGGTAACTGGAAGAAACCATTAGACCTTGAAGGATTGAAACAGGCATTATTCAGGCACGTGATTGCTATCATGCAGGATGAATATTCAGACGAGCAGAGATATGGCCATCTGTATGCAGTAGGATGTAATTCCTTTATGATTATTCAGCAGTTAAAGAATGAAAGAAGCAAATCACTATTAAATAAAGAACTATGACAGCAGTAGAATGGTTAATATCAGAAATGACAAGTAAGGGTTTTTTTAAGGAAACTATAACATTGGATAAGATATTAAATTTAGAATACAAAGCAGAAGAAATGCACAAGCAAGAGATAGTAGATGCTTTTGATGAAGGTCAAGAATATGAGTACCAATACCATGTCAATAATGCACCTAAATTTGATTCACAAACATACTATCAAGAAACATTTGTAAGTAATGGAACTTGTGGTTTATTAAAAGATTATCATATTGTTGAAGCCAACGAAATGGCATCTTCCCAAACAGAAATATCAGATGAGGAGGTAGAAGAAATGTTATTTCATCATAGTAATGAATATGCTTATGGGTTTAAAGATGCAATTAAATGGTATAGAGAAAAATTAAAAAAGAATCTATGAGATTAATGGAATTTTTATCGGTAAGTGGATATAGAATAAAAGAGTTTTTTCTATACACAATTTGTGGTATTGAATTTTATAGGAATTACTCAAGGTTTTATTGGGGGAATGTTAATAGAGAACAATTAAAAAATAAACAATGAGACTATCGGAATTTTACAATCAACTATCTCCAAAGTCAGATAAGGGAACGGAACACGATTACATCAATGGCTATTATGATGCCGAGTTTACTCCGAAAAAGTATAGTTCAATAAGACTCATGGAAATAGGGGTGCTTAATGGTGAAAGCATAAATCTGTGGCAAAAATACTTTGAGGATGCTTTTGAAATAATTGGAGTAGATAAAAACATTACTAATCAGGCAATCGCTACAGTAAATACAACTGATGAAGTAATCTTAGATAAAGCGGATGCCTATTCAGATGAATACATTAAAAAAATATTGAACGATTTTTTTGATTACATCATAGACGATGGGCCTCATACTTTAGAAAGTCAAATATATTTTTTAGAAAATTACTATCGAAAAATACATAAAGGTGGAAAGTTAATCATTGAAGATATACAGTCTAAGTCCGACCTGGAGGCAATAGAGCAAAGAATTAAAGAACTAAAGTACAAGTACAAGGTATTCGACCTGACTGCCAACAAAGGAAGATACGATGACATCCTAATCGAAATAACTAAATGATTTACTTAATACCAATATCAGCTTTTTTCTTTGCTTATTACTTCGTTGAAGTAGCAGGCATACCCAGGGCAATAAAAAAAGGATTTGGAATGATGCCACACAACCGAATGAAACCTTTTGACTGTGTGACTTGTCTTTCCGTATGGGTGGCGGTGGCCCTTTATTTTTTACCTATTGTAATAACTCAATTCTTATTTGTATGCTTTGGAGCAGGTTACTTAGGCCAAAAGTTAAAATAATGGAATCAAATACTTACATAGTAGCTTTGTATGACACAGAGCAAAAACGACTTATCGGTGTATTCAGGAGTATAGAATTAGCATCTAAATACTTATTCCCTACCTACCTCGAAAAATACGCTAAAAGAATTAGCAATGCTTTGAGTACAAAAGGCAAAATAATAGAGGGAACTATATTTGAATTTTCGGTGGCAGTGCGTATGGCAAATCATGCTCAAATTCTACTATTAAGGAACAATGCCTGTTTTATTAATCAAGACTATCCTGAAAGGATGGATGAAAAAGGGAGGTTAAAATGAGTCAATTTTTTGCAATATTTACTACACTACTCATATCGATAACTGTAGGTTTGATATGGACAAACTTATTAACAAAAAAAGATGAAAGCGACACTGACCTTTGACCTTAACGATTCAGATGATACCTTAGCTCACTTCAGGTGTGTGAAATCACTTGACATGGCTTTGGCATTATGGCATCTGTATTACGACTTAAGAAAACAAATTGAACGAAAAATAGATGAGGATTCCACTATCCATTTACATGACTTAGGAGATTACTTTATCCAGTTAGTTAATGAAAAGTTCAATGAGCATGGAATTAATGTAGATGAGTTAGTAGTTTAATTTTATACCCTATATGGTACTAATAGTACCGAAAACAACATGAAATCAATCCGTACCCTTATAAATGTCAAAGCTGAAAATTCTCGGTCTGTCATTCCAATATTCGGGATGCCACTACCATCGTGTTACTCTGCCACTTGCCTACATGGAAAACATCGAAGGTCTTGTCACTGATAACCCTACCGATGAAATTCTTTTTGGCGATTACGACATAGTTACCTTTAACCGAATGACTCCATGTCAGGATAAATTCCCTGAAGTGGCAAAGAAGTCAAAGTTAGTCATGGACTTAGATGATGATTGGATTCTGCCTCCTTCACATTTGAACTATGAGAACTACGCCAAAAACAGAGTAAACATTGAAAAGAATATCCAGGTATCACACATGGTTACATGCACGAATGAAAAGATAGCCGAAAGGGTTTATCCTCTGAATAAAAATGTCCATGTGTTACCGAATGCCTTACCGTATGGACTTGACCAATTCACTCCCGAAAAGCAAGAAGATGACAAAATCCGTATTTTTTGGGCAGGTGGTGTGTCACATATCAAAGACATAGACATCCTCCGCTATCCACTGCAAAGGTTACATAACTACAAAGACCGCATTAAAATGGTTATGGCAGGTTACAATCAGGACAACCCCGAATCAGTTAGGATATGGGAGAAAATGTTTTCATCATTCACAGCAGGTGAAACTTTGCCAGGTGTAAGGGTAGAAGGTTTGCCTCCACGCCACTACATGGCCCTTTATCAATTAGCCGATATCATGGTCATTCCTTTGGAAAAATCAGAGTGGCACGCTTGTAAGTCTAATCTTAAAATGCTCGAAGCAGGATGTAAGAAGATACCTGCCATCGTTCAAAATGTAGAGCCTTACTCACGGGATCCTGAAGCTCCAGTACTTTGGGTAAATTCACAAAAGGATTGGTTTGAACACATTAAATATTTAATTTTGAATCCAAATGCACGACAAGATTATGGCGAAAAACTCTACGAGTGGGCGAAAGAAAAATACAACTTTGCCGACATCAACGCAAAAAGACGTGAGTTATTTGCAACCCTTTGCAACTCATAGGCATATTTACGACCTATACGCTAAGTGTGGAGAAATAGTAAACTTTCACCATGCTATACAAAAGGAACTACTTGACATTTATGTCAAATACGCTGATCCACATTATCGGTACAATTCAAGGTGTCCAGTTTGTGTGGCTGAATTTCTGCATACTTCTTATTCGTGGTACTTAAATGAAATAAAATGATACTCATAGCAGGACAAATAGAATCAATATCTACCCGAAAGGATAAGACCTTAAAGCTAACTATTGCAACACAGGAGCTTTCACCTGCTCAAACTGGGGATATTTTTACTCTGAATCAGGATTTTTGCTACTTTGGAATAAAGCAAGAGCCATTCACCAAAGATGAGGAGGACACTATAGACCAACTAAAAACCGATTATGAAAACCTTAAAACTCCCTCACAAAGATTACGTGGCATCCTTTTTGTCAATTATCAACAACACAATAAGGGATATAAAGATTTCGCTACTTATTACATGGCAGAGATGGAAAGAATTTGTGAACACTATAAATCAAAGTTAGATGGCTAAGAATAAATACATAGAAACTCCCGAAAAACTATACGAAATGTGGGAGGAATACAAGGATGAGGTAAAGTCAAACCCGAGATATAGATATGTTCTATGTCAAAAGACTGCACAAATGGTGGCCGAACCATTGGAAAGACCATTAACTCAACAAGGATTTGAAGTGTTTTGCTCTAAAAAATATGGGGTATCTGTAAATCATTACTTCGATAATCAGACAGGAACATATGATAATTATCGTACTATCTGTAAACGCATAAAGGATGAAAGGACAGATGACCAAATCACTGGTGGCATGGTCGGACAATACAATCCGAGCATCACACAACGACTTAACGGACTGACCGAAAAACAGCAGATAGATACCGATGGAAAGATAGAGGTAGTCTTTGTTAAGGGTAAAACTATCCTATAAAGCAATTAGATGCGTTTTATCGGACTTTATTTGATTTTTGGATATAACACACACGAAAGGAATTAAACTGCCTTTAATCGCCTTAAAATAGCATATGGAGTATTTAATGCTTTTACTGATAATATGTGTCCTTTATTGGTGGCATTTAATGACCAACCCGAACTGTCCTGAATTTCCGTATAGTTGGAATCCATCAGATGGGCCTGAAAGTGAGGATGAACTGGGGGAAAAATAAGCACCTACATGAGAATAGAACTATCCGAACCCCATATTAACCAACAGGTAATCCTTGAAAACTCATCACGTTTTCGTGTCGTTATGTGTGGGCGAAGGTTCGGGAAGTCGGAACTATCGCAAATTGAAATCATATCCGAAGCATTAAGAGGGCATAATGTAGCTTACATCACTCCGACCTATAAACTTGCTAAAACATTCTTTGAGAAACTTGCTACCCTTATCCCATTCCCTGCTAACAAGTCCGAACTCATTATCCAATTCCCTACAGGTGGAACGGTGGAGTTCTTTACAGGTGAACGACTTGATAATCTACGAGGCAGAAAATTTCACTTTGTTGTCGTTGATGAAGCATCTTTCATTCCTAATTTGGAGGATGGATGGTTAAATTCAATCAGACCTACTCTGACTGATTACAAGGGTAAAGCATTATTCCTATCTACTCCCAAAGGCAAAAACTACTTCTACTCACTATTCATGAAAAACGAGGGTGACTGGAAGTCGTTTAAATTTTCTACCTATGACAATCCATACATAGATAAAACGGAGATTGACGATGCCAGGCATCAGCTACCACACTCTGTATTTGAGCAGGAGTACATGGCCAATCCAATGGAGAACGCTTCCAACCCATTCGGGATTCAACATATTGAATCATGTGTAAGGAAGTTGTCCAATAAGGCAACTAAATACATAGGGATTGACCTTGCGAAGTCGTTTGACTATACGGTCATTATCGGCCTTGATGAAGATGGGAATGTCACAGAATTTCAAAGATTTCAGACAGATTGGAAGCAGACAAGGGAGAGAATACTCACGCTAAACAGAAGCACTCCCATAATGATTGATAGCACAGGGGTAGGTGATGCCATCACGGAGGATCTACAAAGACACTTTCCAAACATGACAGGATTTAAATATACTGCCCACTCCAAGCAACAACTCATGGAACTGCTCGCCTCTACCATCCAACAAAAGCAAATCGGTTATCCTTCAGGGGTAATAAAGGATGAACTTGATGTATTTGAGTATCAGTTTACCAGTACAGGAGTTAGGTACAATGCTCCATCAGGATTCCACGATGACTGTGTCAATGCTTTGGCTTTGGCTAATAAGTGTAAGAACGATAATAAACTGACAGGCGTTTATAGATTTATTTAAAGAGTTCGGTAATATTTCACAAAAACATCCATATAATAGTATGAAAGTAACGATTGAGAAATTTCAGCAACTTAACAACATCGCACAGTCTGACCTCGAAGACGTGGATAAAGCTATCGAGTTTGTCCGCATTTTTACAGGTAAAACTCCTGAACAGATTGACTCCATGAATGTAAAGAAGTTCAATCGGTTATGTAAAAAGGTGCTTGATATTTTTGAAAATTCAATGCAGAAAGTAAACGATGACAAGCCATCAAACTGGATGTGGATAGGTACTAAACTTTTTTACATCAATTATAACATAGCTGAAATCAGTGCGAATAAGTATGTGGAGACTGCGATATTTTCAGAGAACTTAATTGATAACTTACACAAGGTCATGGCTACTATGGTCTATGAAACTAAATGGACTTTAAAGGGAGTTAAGATAAAGGCATACGATCCAAGTAAACACGCTAAGATATCGGACTTAATGTTAAAAGCTGATTTCAAACATTGCTACCATGTAGCGGTTTTTTTTTATCAACTTTTGCGAAATTTAATAGTCAGTTTGAAACCCTTTATGGAAGCGGAGGCGGAGAATCCACAGAAGGTGGAGGAAGCGTTGACCGATTTCACAGAGATTATGGATGGATTGCCAATGCCAAAATGGTGTCAGAATTTGAAGGTATCAGTTTAGACCAGGCATGGAATTTACCTACCTTACAATTCTTAAACGATTTAACATACATAAAACTAAAGATACAGTACGATGAGCTCAAAGTTCGACAAAGCACTGCAAGAGGCAAAGTCTAAGATGGCTGGACTTGGTGAGAGTACGTCTGCCTTTGAAACATTCGTAGCTGATACTGTATTAAAGCAGTATGCAGAAGATTTTGTGACTTTGCTACGTAAAAATATAGAAGATAGGAAGGTAGTTGCAAGCGGTCAACTTGAAACTAACATCGAGATCATACCTGATGAATCAGGAAATAAGATAAGTATTACCATGCTTGACTACTTTGACTATCCGAATGAGGGTGTGCGAGGTATTGACTTTGACAGGAATGCTCCAGGCAGTCCGTATTCGTATAAGAAAAGTAAAGGGTATTATGCTATGTCACCTGATGGCAGGGCAAGTATAAAGAAACTAATTTCAGAGGGCAAAATGAAAGTGTCTGATACAAGTAAGACAAAGCGACCTGTTGGACTTGAAGGCAAAAGGAAATCCTTAATAGATATGCAGACAGACCAACTTATCTACCTAATCAGAAAACATGGTATAAAAAGGACACGATATTTTGACGATGCCTTTGATACAGTCTTTGGCACTTTTGCTGAGGATATGGCTAAGGCATACGGACAGGATGTCGCATTTAATATAAAATTAGCAACTAAAAAAATATAAAATGTCAATAGGTTCAAATGTAGCTCCGATAGATAAGTCATCCGTTCACGATGATTTGTGGCACGTAGTGGAATCGAATAACGCTACCAAAGTGGATTTTAAATATGTGTTTGATTTGTTCGTAGCGAATAGGCAGTTAATTAGGGCAAAGGTTTATCCGAATCCCGAAGATACTAAAGGCTATTTTAACGTGTCCAATATTATCAGTAACGAAATGAAGTTTGACTGGTTTACTCCCAATGGTCAGGTATTCATGAAAGAGCTGAACGATAGCGGTGAGATTTACTTAGATTACGAGTACCGACTTGGTGAGGATGTAGATGGAGTTACTACGTTAAACATGGCAAGTGGTACGGTTATGGTGGCAAATTCAATACCAAGTCTTTTTGGTAGAAGATTATCAACAAATTCATCAATACTAAATAACACTACAAAACGATTCATAACCAATAGGGATAAATTGAACTTGAAAACAAATGATGGCGAGGATTTGTACATAGGAGGAGCTTTAATGGCATCAAGTTCAAACATAGACATACTTCAGTACAATTCATCAGGAACTTATTTAAGTAGTGGTACAATAGCCATCCCTACGTCTACGACATCAGAAATATATCAAATGAATTTAAGTCCAGAGGCTTTAACTGCATCGGGTATAACTTTTGGAGCAACGTGTTCTTATTATGATGTTGAAATGTGGAATAGAGCTCCCAATCCTGATGTATTCTTAGATAAGGTCAGGATTTACTTTGACTGCAATAATAAATATGAGGTTATCAATCTGCACTTTTTAAACAATTACGGACTATTTGATACAGCACGATTTACGTGTGTGTCTAAGTTGAGCATGGATGTACAGCGAAAGACATTTGAAAAACCCGACTATAAGTTAACAGGTAGTGTAAGCTATTACGATAATTTATATCCTCCAGGGCCTGCAGATGTAAATAGGAAATATTACGAGAGCAAAATAAACTTTGGCAGTCAGTACATGTGGACTTACAAACTAACGATGGACTTTCCATCGGATCAAGATTACGAATGGCTTGCTGAATTGATTATGAGTCCACAGGTATGGGCAGAGATAAGATACGATAATGATGAAAAGGAATACTACCCTGTAAGTATCAAAGCGACAAACTACGAGTATTCAAAGCATATCAATAACGGACTAAGGGCCTTTGAGGTGGAAATAGACATGAACCAAAAACGAAACGGATTCAGAAGATGATAAGACTATACATTGAAAATCAGGAAATGGATGTAACTGAAGGATTCAGCCATCAGATTACCTATGCGGTTGATGACCTGCAAAACTTAGATAGCAAAGCGACTGCATTTAGTAAGACCATCGTTTTACCTGGTACTTCTAAGAATAACTATCTACTCGGTAATATCTTTGAATTTGCCAATGCCAATTTTACAGAAACAGGCGAGAATGTAGGATACAACTTTAACGCTTCCATGTCAGCAAAATGCCGACTTGAAATAAACGGACTTCAAATTATTAAAGGAGTTTTAAGGCTTTTAGAGATAATCAGGGATGGCGATAGTATCGAATATGAAGTGGCTATCTTTGGTGAGTTGGGAGGATTTTATACATCACTTTCTAATAAGAAGTTAGAGGATTTGGATTTCAGTGTTTATAACCATACTTATACGATAAACAATATCACAGACAGATGGGATGACAAACCCGATTGGATTTACATTAGTCCAGATAGTTTGTCTGATGTTGTTTTACCTTTAGCTGTTGAATTATTTACTGATGAAGATTTGTCTTTAATGATAAAGCCAGGCGATTCAGTTAATTTAAAAAATGCTACTACTAACACTGACTATGGTAATTCAACTGTAGTTAGTGTAGTTTACAATCCTAATGCTCCAAAAACAACTATTTATTTATCAACTGCCTTAACAGGAACTCCAGCAAATACAATTAAGGTAAAGTTTACTATCTTAAACAAAGGCGGATGTGGTGTGTATTATCCTTTAATTGATTACGGAACTTACTCCACTGATAAAATAAGTTACAAGTTTAAGACATTCCGACCTGCTTTATTCGTTCGTGAATACATCCATAAAATAATAACAGGAGCAGGATACACATACGAAAGCAAGTTTTTTGAAACTGACTTTTTTAAGAGGTTAATTGTACCGCATAATGAAAGCGATTTACTTGCATTGACTTCGCAATTATTCAGAGGTAATTCTATTTATGTAAATTATAGCGATACAAGTCCATCAAGTGGGATTTATCAAATAAATGAAATCATTGGTATAACTGAAATATTTGGAGATTTATTTACTACAACTGATAATTTAACTTATA